AGAGTAAAACACAACCCCCTCAAGATGTAACGAATTTTAGTGTGAATATAATAGGCACAGAAGCACATTTAGGATGGACTCCAGTAACAGATTTAGATTTATCACATTATCGAATAAGACACGCAAAAGAAACAAGCGGTGCAACATACGCTAATTCAATAGATATAGCGGATAAGGTTTCAAGACCTGCTAATACTGTGATAGTACCTGCTATGACAGGAACATATTTCATCAAGGCAGTAGATAAAGTGGGTAATAGTTCGGAAAATGCGGTTTCTACAGTCGCAATAATCGAAAGTATCAAAGGATTAAATTTAGTTTCTACAAGTACTCAAAGTCCTAGTTTTACTGGTTCAAAAACAAATATGGTGGTGACTGATGGCAATTTACTTCAATTAGGAACAGCCAATAATTTTGATGATGTGGCAGGGAATTTTGACGATGCAGGGGGGTTGTTTGATGGTGGAGTAGGAAATGTAGCAAGCTCTGGAACATATGAATTTGATACACATATAGATTTAGGTTCGGTGTATACCAGTAGAGTTACAGCAAATATGAATGTTGCAAGAATAAGTTTTGTCGATTCCTTTGATGATGCGTCGGGTAACTTTGATGACAGGTCAGGGTTATTTGATGGTGACCCCCAACAGTTTGACGATACAAACACAGAATTATTAGTAGCAACAACAGAAGGTGACCCAAGTGGTTCGCCAACATACACAGATTTTAGAAAGTTTTTTGTAGGGGATTACAAGGCAAGAGCATTTAAATTCAAGCTACAGATGACAAGTCAAAAAGGTACAGCGACTCAACAAGTATCTGCGTTATCGGTTACTGTAGATATGCCCGATAGAGTTATAGCAGAAGCGGATGTTGCAAGCGGTACAAGCACAAGTGGTAAAGCAATAACATTTAGTCCTGCATTTAAATCACTTCAAGGTGTAGGAATTTCTGCTCAGAACTTGGCGAGTGGAGATTTCTATGCTATAACCAATAAAAGTGAAACAGGGTTTACAATAGAATTTTTTAATAGTTCCAGTGCAACAGTAAGCAGAACTTTTGATTATGTTGCAAGAGGGTTCGGGGAAATAGCAAGTTAGGAGTGCTAAATGTCGCAAAATGATTTATCAATAGCCAATCAAGGGTTTGCATCGTTTCGTTCAGATTTAAACTCAGCTTTACAAGCATTAGGTTCAACAAACTCAGGTACTTCAGCACCCTCAACCACCTACGCTAACCAGTTATTTTACGACACTACAAACAACATTCTGAAAATAAGAAATGAGGATAATGACGCGTTTATTTCCCTTTTCACTTTAGACCAAACAAACGACAATATTGAAAGTTTAACTGTGAATGGGGTTATAACCGCTGATTCCTTAGATATATCAGGTGACATAGACGTAGATGGCACAACAAATCTCGATGTTGTGGACATAGATGGAGCAGTAGATATGGCATCTACTCTTACAGTTAATGGTGGAGATGGCATAACTATACAAACCTCTAGTGATACATTTTTACAGTTAAAAACTACTGGTACAACAGCTAATAATTTTATTGAGTTCAAGGACTCAGGTGGTTCGTCTGGAAATATTACATACAATCATGCAAGTAATTTTTTATCTACAAAAGTTAATGGCTCAGAACGCATGAGGATTGATAGTAGTGGCAACGTTGGTATTGGTACAACTTCCCCTGCAACTCTCTTACACGTTGAAAACTCAGGTGGCAACGGAAGTATGCAACTTATAAGTTCAACAAGTGGCACATCTTTTATAAACATGGGTGACACAAGTGATGCTGACGCAGGACAACTAAGTTATATCAATAATGATAATGCTATGGCTTTTACAGTTAATGCGTCAGAAGCCATGAGGATTGATAGCAATGGTAATGTTGGTATTGGAGACACCTCACCAGAAAGTAACACCAACTTTACGGCTCTCACAGTCACTAGCACTTCAGGCACTGGTGGTGGTCAAGTATATGTTCAATCTAGTTCTGTAAATAGTGTGTTTGGAGCAGATAATACCTCTGACCCAAAATCTATTTTACAAACAGTTACAAATCACCCTTTAGTATTAGGAACTAATAACACAGAACGCATGAGGATAAACGATGATGGCTCATTATTTATAAATCACGCTAGTAATACACATCCTATTGTTGGCACTGAGAGACTTGGAGTAGTTGGAGGTACTGGGTCTACAGCCGTAGGTATAGCCTGTAACGCAGGACATGCAACTGGTGTTGGATTATTTGTGTCAAGCACACCTGATGGTGCAGTGGACTTTGTAAAATTTTCTTCAGGTAGTGGAGGTGACACTAGAGGACTTATAGAGTTTGATGGCAGTAACATGACCTATGGAGGAACATCAGACTATAGGCTTAAAGAAAATATTGCTACCTATACAAAAGGTATAGAGACATTAAAGAAGTTAAATCCCATAGCTTTTACATGGAAAGAAAGTAAAGCTAGTGATGTAGGATTTCTTGCCCATGAGGTTGCAGAAATACATCCTAGTGCAGTTAGTGGTGATAAAGACGGAATGGAAACAGTGGCAGGAGAGGAAAAAATTAGACCTCAAATGTTAGACCCATCGAAACTTGTAGGCATCCTTACAGGAGCATTACAAGAAGCAGTAGCAAAGATAGAAACATTAGAAGCCGAAGTTAAAACATTAAAAGGAGGATAAACAATGGCAGTAACATGGAAAATAGTAAACACTGATTACACTGTAAAAGGTGCAAAAGGTACAAATCAAATACATCAATTACACTGGGATTGCACTGATGCAGAAACAGTGGATGGTGTAACACACAGTGGACGTATGTATGGTAGCATTGGATGCCCAGACCCATCTGGTTCATTCATTGAATACGCAAAAGTGACGGAAGCAAACTGTATAGCATGGGCAAAGGCACTGCTTGGTTCTGATAAAGTAACAGAAATAGAAACAGCAGTCGCTAATCAAATCACAGAAAGCAAGACACCCACATCAGGCAGTGGACAACCTTGGAGCAGTTAAAATGAGCAACGTAATAAATATTGATGGGAAAGAATACCCTATAGACAATCTTAAAAATGACCAGAAAGTATTAATTGATCAAATTACTTTGTGCCAAAATAAAATAAATGAACTAAGTGGTTTGGTTAGACAAATAGACATTTATGAAATAGCAAAAAAAAATTATGTACAAAAACTTTCTACATCTCTTAAAACCGATGAAACACTACAAAACATAGAGGACTCAGAAGCAGGGTAATGACGAAACAAGACATAAACACAATACTGATGGAGTTAAGCGTTCTCAAAAACGATATGTTCCACTTCAGACAAGATATGGAACGCAGGGTATCCAGACTTGAAAGAATAGTTATTTCAATAACCGCATTTTATGTGATTAGTTCTTTTGGTGTGATCTTTAACACTATTGTCTTATGAAGTGACCACAGGGGGGGTTAGTAAATGTTTGACCCTATAAGTATTAGTGCAAGCTTAACAGTTGCCAGTACCGCTTTTAATGGCTTAAAAAGGGCATTTCACGCAGGTCGAGAATTAGAATCTATGTCGCAAGACCTATCTAGATGGATGGGTGCGGTTTCCGATATTGATAATGCCCACAAGTCAGCAAAAAACCCATCGTTGTTTCGAAAGGTTATGAATGGCAAAAGCATAGAGCAAGAAGCCATTGAAGCGTTTACCGCAAAAACCCAGTTAGAACAACAAAGATCGGACTTACGGACGTTTATCCAATATTCATATGGACAGTCAAAATGGGACGAATTATTGCGAATGGAAGGTGAAATAAGAAAGAGAAGACAAAAGGAGGTATACGATAAACAGCAATTTAGAGAAAAAGTTATCAGTATTGTGGTCATCGTTATCGTGCTTGGTGTTGGCTTGGGTGTTCTTGGTCTTCTCATCTTTTCCCTTATGGGACTCGACAGGGGATGGTTCGGCTAATTGTGTAAGAAAGCAAGGCGGTCAAGAAACATTTGAATGGTTATGCGTAGAAGGAGAAACAATATATTTAGCAAAATCCGACAACATAAAAAACTGTTATACTTGTTTTCTAAAGAAATTTAGCGACTGGACATGGGAACAGGAAAAAAGAAAAGGCATAAGAGAAGACCCAAAGTATGTAACGTGTAGGAGATATAAAAGAGTGACAGCAAAGAACGGACAACAGGTTTGTTTATATAAGGGTGCAAATGATACCTATACGCTAGTCGTTGAGGGTCAATGCCCTTCAGAATATCGTTGTATTTATAATCCTTTCGGTCAACCGCCTAACATAGATAATGTGGTAGACTCACTAAATAAAAGTTTTAAAAAATGACATTGGTTTTTGTGCTTGTTATTCTTGAAGGTACAAAAATTTATAATGAGTCTATAGAATATGGAAGTATTCTCAAATGCAATTGGTATGCGGAAAAGATAAATTTTTATAATGAAAGACAAACTAGAAACACGTTTTCGGCATATTGCAAACCAAAAGTAGTAGCGAGAAAAGAATGACCCAGAAACAACTAGAAAAAGGTTCAAAGTTTGAAAAGCTTGATGCAAATGGCGATAATATCATTAGCGATGCAGAGTTTGAAATGCGTGAAAAACTGGTGCTTTTGGAAAACAGAGATAAAAAAGAAGACCAACAGCGTTATATTGTTTGGTTCTCAGCTATAACAGTCACCGCCTTTATTGTGGTATTAATGACACCGATTGTACCTATTGAACGCATAGATCATCTTTCGGGTATCGCTGAAATTTGGGTGCTAAGTAACATGGGTGTTATAGGTAGTTTCATTGGGTTTAATCAACTGGCAAAAAGAAAGGAACAACCGAAATGAGTTTATTAGCG